TTAGAATCAAGGACTTAGGGGCTACGATTTTAGTTGACAAACCCTGTTGTGTATGATAGCATAGGGTATGATGAGAAATGAGGAAAGAGACATGACCAAGAAGACTCGCGGCGCCACCGTAAAATACAAGATGTACGGTAAGATCAATTTTGAGAAGAAATTTGAGACTGTCGCGGCGGCCAAAGGGTTCTTCTGGGGGTATGTCGTAAAGACCCCAAATATCACTGGTGAATTAATTATCAACTAGGTGAAGATTCTTCTTGACAAATCCTTCCCCATATGGTAGCATAAGACATGATGAAAAATAAATCGACACTCGCAAAACTCCTCGCTGAAGAGGATATTTTCGTTGTCCATAAACAGATGGAAACGGCGTATTTCGATTCTAAGAAACGTGAGTTAGGTCTGCCTATCTGGAAGGATGAGGATATGACCCCCGACATTTATGATCTTATGGTAGGTCATGAGATTGGTCATGCTCTGTGGACTCCATTGGATATGTTGGAGAAAGCTGCAGTTCGTAAGATCAATCATGGTTTTGTGAATATTATTGAAGACGCTCGGATTGAGAAAAAGGGTAAACAAAAATATCCAGGCCTCGTTGGTGTTTTCAATCGTGGTTATATTGGTTTAATTAAGAATGATTTTTTCGGTACTGCTAAGAAAAATGTTAATGCTTTAAATCTGATTGATAAGATTAATATTTTCTTTAAGACTGCTGACACCAATATCGTATTTTCTGATGAAGAAAAAATTTGGGTGAAACGGGTTGCAAAAACTGAAACGCCTGATGAGGTTCTTGATCTTGCTGAAGAGCTCTATGCTTGGATGGAGGAAAATGAATCTAAAACTGATAATCATGACTCTGGTGAAGATGGTTCTGATATGACCATGCCGGGTGATGGTGATGCAAGTAATGAAGAAACTTCTGAAAATGGTGAAAAATCTGATGATAAATCTGACGATGCCGATGATGGAAAATCTGATGAAACTTCTAATAATGATGGGTCTGATGGAAACAGCAAGGCTGGTGATGAAGACAAATCTGAAGATGGTGGAACTGGTTCTAGTACCGACTCTGAAGGCTCAGGGGAAGATGAAGTAGAAAGCAAATCTACTGATTCTGATACCGATACTACTGAGGGTGGAGAAAGTTCCACTGGTAAGAGTGGCCCCCCTGTTGCTGAGACAGATAGTGCTTCCAAGAATGGTTTAGATGCGCTTCGGGATAAGGGTGCTGAAAATCGGATTTATGCTCGAATTCCTAAAGTAGACCTTAAAGAAATTATTGTTGATACTGATACTCTTTTAAAGGAATGGACACAAAGTTATTTGATTGAAAAATCAAAAGATCATCAGAAGGGTTTGTATTTTGCTAAGACTTTTGAAGAAGTAGAAGCATTAAAGAGCGATTCTAAGTCAACGGTTGCCTACATGGCCAAAGAATTTGAGATGAAGAAGGCCGCTGATCAGTATGCTCGCGCCTCTACTTCTAAAACTGGTTCTTTGGATATGAATAAACTTCACACTTACAAGTATAATGAAGACTTGTTCAAGAAAGTGACTACTCTGCCTGGTGCCACGAATCACGGTATGGTTATGGTTCTGGATTGGTCTGGTTCGATGTCTGATAATCTTAAAGGCACTTTGGCTCAGATGTATAATCTGATTTGGTTCTGCCGCCGGACTAATATTCCTTTTGAAGTCTTTGCGTTTTCTGATGTGTATGCCTCAGGTGGTAGGAATTCATATCGTTGTATTCCTGATTTGAATGAAGTGAAATCTTTCAAAGCTGGTGATATTGCTGTACACGAGAATTTCCGTCTATTAAATATATTTTCCAGTAATATATCTCTTTCTAATGAAATGTCTATGATGCATATTCTTTGGATGTACGCATGTCGTTTTTATCGTGGATATCGGGATTGGAGTGAATGTGGACATCCTTATAGTTCGCCGGAAAGTTTAAGTCTTGGTGGAACTCCATTGAATGATGCGATTATCGCCATGATGGATTTAGTTCCCCAGTTTAAGAAAGATGCTGGTGTTCAAAAGGTTAATACAATTTTCTTGACTGATGGTGCTTCTAATCGTCTTGAGGGTGTTTATGATTATCGGTTGATTACAGATGATAATGATGAACGTAAAGGTACGCATGAAAGAATTCTCAGCGAGGTAGGATCACGCAAAACTAAAACTGTTATGACTGATCCTGTAATGAATAAAACTATTGAAGTTGAAAATAGTTCTCAAATAACAAATAGTTTGCTTCAGTTACTTAAAAATCGGGTGCCTGGCATGAACATAGTTGGTTTCTTTATCGCTGGTTCTGGTAAGTCTGGCCGAGTTGATAAACGGACTCTTTACTATCTTCTTGAAGATCGTGATTGGACTAAAATTCAAGAATTAATTAAATTAATTAATAAGAACAAATATCTTGCTCTTAACCAGTTGGGATATGATGAGTATTATGTTCTGCCTGGTGGCAATAATCTTCAAGTCGAAAATGAGACTTTGAGCGATGATCTAGTTGGGGCTGCAAAAGGTAAGTTGAAGACTGCCTTTGGGAAAATGCAGAAGAACAAAATTTCTAGTCGTCAACTCCTAAATAAATTTGTAAAAATGGTGGCATAGTGGTTAGAAAATTACTATCACGCCCTGTGATAAAAATGTCACACTTTACACTTAATATCAAAAAAACGACATGGAGCCCCCATTATTCGTTTGACAAACCCTATTTTATATGATAGCATAGGTTATAAGATGAGAAAACAGACTAAAGGATTGATTATGACTCTCTCACCTCGCAAGAAACTCTTCGTTGACACCGCGGCCGAAATGTTCGGTGTTGGTGCCATTCTTACGAAATCCATGACAAAGGATGCTGCTGTCAAGGCTGGTGTACCTTTCCCAACGTGGTTTCGTAAGAGTTATTCGGTTGGCTACAATGCGTATAAATTACCCAGTGAGGGTAGTGCTTCTGCTCCCATCACTGCCGCCCCTGCTGGTGCAGAGGCCGTTGTCGTAAATCTGTTTGCTTCCAATATGGAAAAACAGAATCTAGTTCCTGCTCCGTTTGAGGGATTTGTATCTTGGGGTCATTTCTCCACGATTGAGAAAATCGTAAAATCTGGTTTGTTCTATCCTATCTTCATTACTGGACTTTCTGGTAATGGTAAGACTCTTATGGTCGAACAGGTTCATGCCAAACTGAATAAGGAACTTATTCGGGTGAACATCACTATCGAAACTGATGAAGATGATTTGCTTGGCGGTTTTCGTTTGGTAAATGGTGAAACTAAGTTTGTGCCTGGTCCTGTTATTGAAGCAATGGAACGTGGTTGCACTTTGCTTCTTGATGAGTGTGACTTGGGTTCTAACAAGTTGCTTGCATTGCAGCCTGTTCTAGAAGGCAAGGGTGTCTTCTTGAAGAAGGTCAACAAGTGGATTGTTCCTAAAGATGGTTTCAATGTGATGGCTACTGCCAACACTAAAGGTAAGGGTTCAGAAGATGGTCGCTTCATCGGAACTAATATTATGAATGAAGCTTTCCTAGAACGGTTTGCAATCACAATCGAACAGCCCTATGCTACTGCTATTACTGAGAAGAAGATTATTCTTGGTTCAATGAAGAAGTATGGCTCTGTTGATGATGAGTTTGCTACCAATCTAATCACTTGGGCTGAAGTCATTCGTAAGACTTTCTATGATGGTGGAGTTGATGAAGTTATCTCGACTCGTCGGTTAGACCACATTGTAAAGGCCTTCGCCATCTTTAGTGATAAGATGAAGTCCATTGAATTGTGTGTCGCACGTTTCGATGAGGATACGAAGGCTTCTTTCATGGACCTCTACACCAAGATTGATGCTGGTGTTTTAGAAGTCGAGAACACGGCTGAAGAAACGACTGAGGTCTCTGAGGAATCATCTGGGATGCCCTTCTAAATAAAAACCAAATAAAATTTGTATAGGGGTTGAAATTTCGATTTCAATCCTTATATATAATAGGAGTTTTGATAGTTTCTCCGAATGAACCAAAAAAAACTGTCACTTAACGCACCGCCATAATGGGGTGCATAATACAATCTTGCTTAGTAAAGGAGATAACAAAATGGTTACAACTAATATGCAAGCAACAAGTCTACTCGACAATATTAATCAACTGACACCCTACGCAGTAGGATTTGATCGAGTCTTTGATCTACTCCAAAATTATGCTGTGAATAATGCACAGTCCACAGGGTTCCCGCCATATAACATCCGTAAGGGGGGTGATTATACTTTTGTCATTGAAATGGCCTTGGCGGGTTTTTCAAAGAATGATATTGAAGTCGAAGTAGCAGAAGGTTTACTTACGGTTCGTTCTATTAAAGAGAATGATGTAAATGATTCCAACATTTACCGTGGAATCTCGTATCGTAAGTTCAGTCGAAAATTCACCCTTGCAGATGATATTGTGGTGAACGATGCTTCCCTCGAAAATGGTATGCTCATGATTGAACTTGAACGTATCGTTCCAGAGGAAAAGAAGCCTCGAATAATTTCAGTCAAATAATTCTTCTTAAATAAATTGGAAAAGGGAATTGACTTTAATTCCCTTTTCCTTTATTATATAATCTACATTGAAGTAAATTCAATTTTACTATCACGCCAAGTCATTGAAAACATTGACTTTTTTGAAGGAGACATTATGAAGATATTTGAGTTTGACAGTCCAGATGCTATGAGAGATGGTGCTGTTGCAAGAGAGGTTGGTGGTGATGGTAAACCTGTAGCAGAAAATGAGGAAACGAAAAATGCAAGACTTGCTCGTGAAAATGCTGAAATGCTTGCCGAAGAAGAACGCAAGATGGAAGAAGATAATCATGGGTTAAGATTTGCCATTCGCCCTATAAAAAACTTCTCTATTGGTAGAATTGAGTTTCCTATGGAAATTATTAATGAGGTCAATGAACATATTGATAATGTCATTATTCCAAAAAGTGATAGCTTTGCAGATGGTCTTGTTGGCCAACTTAAAAATGATGAGAAGTCAGCACAATTAGATTTTCCATTTGATAATGAGGTTGGTAAACAATTAGAAACAGTTTTTAATCAAATCGGCAGTACATATCTTAAACAAGGATATGAGAGAGATTCAAGGGCTGAAGTTTTTCAGTGTTGGACAAATCATGCTTATGCTGGAGATTATAATCCTTATCATGATCATGGCTGTCAAACGATGGCTGGTTTGTCGGGGTTTCTTTGGTTGAAAATTCCAGAATGTATTGAAGGCCTTCCAGAAACTCCAGACTCATTGGGTAATGCTAGTGGAGCAGTTGATGGATTTACTCATTTGATTTGGGGTCAAAGTAGTCGAAAAGATGTTCTACAATTGCACAGTCAAACTGAAGATTATGTAAAACCTATTGTTGGCGTAATGTTGGTATTCCCAAATTGGTTGAAACATCAGGTTCTACCTTTCTTTGGTGAAGGTGAAAGACGTTCAATAGCTATGAACTGGAATGTTCATGATACAGAACAGGAGATTATGAAACATTTATCGGAACGTGAGAAGAAAAATTATGAAGAATCTAAGACCAAAAAAGAAGATGACTGAGTACAAATACAACGAGAATAAAGCACTGGTTGAATTAGAGAAGTACATCAACTCTACCTATGATGAACATTATAGTAAGAACAAGTTTCAGGCTACAGAGTTTGTTATAGATAGTGGCCACGGTGAAGGTTTTTGTATCGGCAACATTATGAAGTATGTACAACGATATGGAAAAAAGAATGGCAAGGACAGAAGGGACTTGCTAAAAGTTATTCACTATGGTATTATTGCTTTATACATTAACGATATGGAGAATGGTGAAAATAATGAATCTTAGTAATGAAACGGTTTCTGTGTTGAAGAATTTTTCAACAATTAATCAAAACCTTATGATAAAAAGTGGTAATAGTATTTCTACTATTTCTGCTCAAAAGAATATAGTTGCACATGCCACGGTAAAGGAAACTTTTCCACAGGACTTTGCTATCTATGATTTGAATGAATTTCTAGCTGCGTTATCTCTTTTTGGAAAACCAGATTTAGAATTTCGTGATGATTTTGTTGTAATAACAGAGAATGGTTCAGCAAGTAAATCTCTTAAATATTGGTATTCTGATCCATCAGTTGTAACAACAACATCTAAAGAAATTACAATGCCAGAGTGTGAAATTACGTTTTCTTTGAATAATAATATCTTATCGGATGTTCAAAAGGCAGCTGCTGTTATTGGTGTTCCAGATATGGTATTGCAAGCAATGACTGCTGGTAAAGCAGTTTTAAAGGTAACTGATAAGAAGAACTCGACTGCAAATGATTATGCAGTTGGTATTGATGTTAATAATGAAGATGGAAAAGATTTGTCGTATAAATTCTGGTTTAAAGTTGAAAATCTGAAACTTTTATCTGGTACATATAATGTGGCAGTTTCGTCTAAAAATATTAGTCATTTTGTTAATTCAAATGTTGATATTCATTATTGGATTGCTTTGGAGCCAGAATCCAAATATGATGCTTAGGAGGATTTATGGCAGACACATTTTTGTGGGTAGAACAATATCGCCCCAATAATATAGAATCATGCGTTCTTCCTGTAGCTTTAAAAAGTACATTAACTGATTTTGTTAATAAAGGTGATATACCTAATTTAATTCTATCAGGTAAATCTGGTGTAGGAAAAACTACAGCGGCAAAGGCTATGTTAGATGAGTTAGGTTCAACTCATATAATGATTAATGGTTCTGAAGAATCAGGAATTGATGTTCTACGAACCAAGATTAAAAACTTTGCATCTACCGTTTCTCTTCATGGTGGTCGCAAATACATCATTCTTGATGAAGCAGACTATTTGAATCCACAGTCAACTCAACCAGCCCTTCGTGGGTTCATGGAAGAGTTTCATAAGAACTGTGGATTTGTTTTTACTTGCAATTATAAGAATCGTTTAATTCCACCACTACACTCTCGTTGTAGTGTTATAGATTTTGCTATTCCCAATTCAGAAAAACCAACACTTGCTAGTGAGTTTATGCACAGAACTTGTGCTATTCTTGAGTCAGAAAATATTAAGTATGATAAGAGAGTTGTTGCTGAAGTTATTAATAAATACTTTCCAGACTGGCGTAGAGTGTTAAATGAACTTCAAAGGTATTCTGTGTCAGGTGCAATTGATGCAGGGATACTTGTAGATATTGCAGAAGTAAATATCAAAGAGTTAATGCACTCTATGAAGAATAAGGAGTTTACTAATGTTCGCAAGTGGGTTGTTGATAATTTGGACAACGATCCAGTTCGGCTGTTTCGTCGTATCTATGACAATCTTTATGACTATGTGGATAGTAATAGTATTCCCCATGTGGTTGTTGTTCTCGGCGAGTATCAATATAAAGCAGCGTTTGTTGCAGATCAAGAAATTAATTTAATGGCTTGTCTTACAGAAATAATGGCTCGCGCAAAATTTAAATGATTGATGTATTTGATAATGTATTAGAAGAACATAATGCTTTATTGATTGATGATGAAGTTAAAAAGATAAGTTGGAAATACGATTATTCATCTGAACCCAGTAAACCAAATAAACACTGGCATGTTCTTTGCGGTCATAATGAAGAAGAGTGCGGCACATCAGGATATATTTGGGCCAATGATATATTTAATGCGTTCGTAAATAAATTTGATTTAAACTCAAAATATAATGTTGAGGACTATGAAAGAATTTATTGCAATGCTCATACGCATGGAATAGAACCTCATCTTCATATAGATGATGGTGATTTCACAATGATATACTACCCCCGAATCGATTGGAAAAAAGAATGGGGTGGTGGAACTTTGGTTGATGATACTCTTGTTTCTTATGTAGGTAATAGATTGGTTGTGTTTACCGCTAGTCTTCCTCATATGGCTATGCCTGTATCTAGGGAATGTTATGAACTAAGAACTAATGTGGTTTTCAAATGTTTTAAACAGGAGAATAAAAGTGACTGAATTTGATGTAAAAAATGTAACCCATATAACAAAAACTGATAACAAGTTACTCCGTATTGAGAGTATGCCACAAATAAAGTTGGGATTTGCTCAAATGGGGTTAGATGATGTAAATCATATCAACAAATATATTGATGATAATGCAGATAGATTGTTAGATTTGTCATCGTCATTAGTTGGTCAAATAAAACAGAATGAAAAATCAAAACAATTAGAATTTGATTTAAACGATCCAGTTCCTAAAAAGTTAGGTGATTTTTTTATCATGTGTGCAAAAGAATATGCAGCTGCACATCCATTATCTGACGGAGTGCTTGAAAACATTGGGCCAAAAGAAGATTATCAAATTAGAAAAATGTGGTCTGTGCATAGTTATTCTGGAGATTATAATCCTATGCACGAACATGGAACAGCAAGTGGTAGGGGCGTATCCATGATTGTATTTCTTAAAGTGCCCCCACAAATAACTGAATTGGAAGAAAAGTTTCTAAATCCTGATGATAGCAATCATGGGAATTTGCAACATGGAAATTCAGGCGCCACTGATGGCGTTACTCAATTTATTTGGGATATGAATAGTATGTACGATGCTCCTAGATTTAAACATCCTACATATGCACATGTATATCCACAACTAGGAAAGGTTTGCGTATTTCCTATTTGGCTGCACCATCAAGTATCTCCATTTTTTGGAGAAGGGGAAAGACGAACGATGTCTTGTAATATTGATATAATTAATCATGTATGAATTAAAAGATTATCTTAATGTTATAAACTATACAAAAGAACCTCTTTTAGACACTGAGGATGAACAATGGGAAAAGAAATATCATCCTTTTATTGTAAATAAATGTGTTGCTCCATTTCCCGATACCATTATGTTGGTGAATGAAATTAATCAACTACCCCATCTAGACAAGAAACTTCAG